GCCACCTGCGGCTGCGGTGACTCGATCCGCGCCAGCCGCGGTGTGCTGGAGCGCTGCGCCCCCACCTGCCAGGTGTGCGGCCAGGCGTTCACCGTCTGAGAGCCGGAGCCAGGAGCCCCGCCCCGAGAGGGTGCGGGGCTCCTCCGTTTGTGTGGCGCAGGTCACCCTCTCAGGATTTGCTGTCTTAAGTCAGGTCATGCCATACTTAAGCCATGGCCCAGAACATCACCCGCAGTGCCCAGCAGCAGGCTGGCACTCTTACCCGAAAGGGGAGCCCCATGGCTCGCACGCTTGACCTGACCCTCACCCACCGTGATGGCACCACGGTGCCGATGGTGGGGCTCCGCCCGGTGGAGGTGCGGGCTGCTCTCCTGGGTGGCCGCACCCGCAGCGGTGGCTGGGCAGCCGCTGGCTGGGATGACGCCCGCTGCGTCACCTGCGGTGATGTGGCAGCCTTCTGCCCCGATGTGCAGCGGGTGCTCTCCACCACGCTGGCTGGCCGCGTCTGGCTGGCTGAGCGCCAGGAGGCGCTGGTGGGCTCCTGGAGCCTCCTGGGCGGTCATTTCGTCCCTAGCCCGCATGGCCAGAATCCGAGCCTCTGCGTATTGCCCCTCAGGCACCGCAGCGGCGTGCCGGACAATGACCGCAGAGCGGACCACCAGCGCACCCTCACGCTCTGAGCCAGCCCGCGGGTTTAGGGAGGTGAATCCCACGCTGACGCTCCGGTGGCTGGAGCCCAGCACGTCTCTGGCTTTGGGGGCGGTTGACTCATAGAGCCGGAACCGTCCAGTCAGCCCCTCCTCATCCTCTCGGAATTGCGCCCCATAGCCCAGCGTGGCCCCGAACGTCTCATCATGGAGATACGTGAGGCTGACGCGGTTGGGAGCCTTGACCGCCCGAGCGCAGGAGCCCCGAGTGAACATCTCTCGGTAGCAGCGCACCCCATCGGGGGTCAGGTCCACCGCCTGGATCTCTCTGCCATAAGGCACCACCAGCGCCTCCACGGTGAGCCCGTCCACGGTCTCATCCACCCTCAGGTGCAGGTCATCAAATTGGCGCACCAGCATTTCGTCATCCATTAGGTATCAACTCCTGGGCGGCATCCACCGCGGCAGCGGCTCCTGGTGGCGTACCCACCGCAGCCTGGGGTGAGGTAGCGCTGAGCGCAGCGGGTGCGCTCTGCGTGGTAAAGCGCTCCATGGCGCGGATCTCCGGCACGGTCAGTGCCCCGATACCCGCCATGATCTGGTAGCCCTGGGCTCTCTCCAGGAATCCTGGCCGCACGTACTCATCACGGTTGACTTCTATGGCGGTGCCCCGTGGCAGCAGCCAATTGCTCAGCGCGTCCAGCCCCATGCTGGCTAGCGGTCTTAAGCCAGAGCGCCAGTGGTAATCAAAGATGCTGGATACGTTGGAGTAGGTCATGGAGTCACCGCTGGGCAGCCCCACTAGGAATGGTGGCACCCGCAGCAGCACCGCCAGCCGAGCCTCACTAAATTGGCTCATCTCACTCAGCGCCATATCCTTTGGCGTGGTGAGCGGGCTGAGTTCCGCACCATCCGCCAGGATGGCTGGCACGCCCATGGCCGCCCGACGTGCCTCTATCCAGTCACTCTGCATCTTCCGCATTTGCTGGTTATTCAGCCGCTTAGGCACCTTTAGCACCGCCCAGGGTATGCCGCCGCGGTCAGCCATCTCATAGGTGAGATTACTCAGCGCCTCCACTGCCAGCATCCGAGCCCCAGCCGCTTCCAGTGGCCCCTGGCCATGCGCCTGGTCTGGGCTGGTGGTGAGGTAGCGGACATGGAGCACATCGGCAGTAATGTCCTCTCCACCCAGCGCATAATGGCGTATCCCATCCTGCACCTCTATCTGGACAAACGCAGGGTTAAGCGTGATGAAACGCAGCGGGTAACCTTCCGCATTCCGCCTGGTGCAGTAGACAATCACCTCACCGGTGCCCTGGAAACTCCACCAGAATGACCTGGCAAACTCCGTCCAGCCGGAGTAAACCAGCGGCTCTGGATTGGTCAGCCAGGTGGGAGCCTCCTGGGGCATGGTGCCCTTGACCACATACGGCGGCATGGTGGCCAGGATGCTGGAATTGAGATCCAGGCAGGCAAAGACCACATCTAGCCTGGTTTGCCAGCCGCCCATCCCATTCCACGCTGGCGTGGCCCAGCCATCGGGCCAGCCGCTCCACGCCTGCACATCCATGGGCATATTGGGGCTCATCACCATGGAGTTGCCAGCACCCTGGCTGGCGTTTGGCCCCACCGAGATCTCCGGTGAGTAAGGCTCTCCGCTATCCACCAGCGGGTTATCGTTCGGGGCATTGTCTCGGGGTGGCAGCGCGGTACGGCGGTTGTCCACCACCACGATGCCTGACCTAGTGGTGTAAGACAGGGGCATCAGGCTCTCCTCCGTAGCGGTGCAGGTACTCCTGGCGCACGTACTCATCCCAGGCAGCGGCATGCTCGGGGCAGAGGAGCACCCGCTGCTGGCTGGCTCCGGTCATGTCAGAGACCTGCCGCCAGGCGGAGATCTCCTCAGAGCCCCTGAGCGTGGCTGAGCGGCAGCCTGGGTAATCACACCCCCACCACGCTCCACGCCCCGCAGCGGGGCTCCTGGAGGCTCCTGAGAGCCATTCCGCCAGGGTCGGGCCACTCATGCCGCCACCGCCTGCACCAGCGCAGCCTCCTGCACCGCCCAGAGCGTGGCCCGCACCAGATCCAGCCGCCCCACGCCACCGCGGTGCCACGCCAGCCCCACGCCCGTGGCGGTGGCTACGGTGCGGGCTCCCACCATTGCCTGCACCAGCGCATCCACGTCTGGATCATCGTTAAAGACCACTCGCCCCTGGCTGGCCAGCGCTCGGAATAGCGCCAGCGCTTTCTTTAGTTCGGTCGCACCCCGCGGCTCCGCATAGGTGTCATCCGCCTCAGGGTCATTGCTCAGCGTGGCCCCTACCAACACGCGGGCATCCCAGACCGCCCCATCCGCCAGCGTTGCCTGGAGATAGCGCCAGCCCGCGGCTCGGGTGGGCACGGTGGTGCCGGTGACTCGGATGGTGCCGGTGGCATCCTGCTGCGCCAGCACCACACACTGACCGGTGCCGCCTGCGTTGTCCTCCATCACCAGCACCGGAGAATGGTCACCGTCTGGACCCACGCCCCGCACCAGCAGGCTGGGAGCCACCAGCAACTCCTCACGCACCGCGGCAGCCACCACGGGCCAGACGTTCAGCCATTGGCTTCTGAAACTCTCCACGGGGTCATCATCATCACCTGGCTGGCTCTGACCTAAGACAGCACGCTGACAGGCTCGGGCCACCAGCGCCTCACGTCTGGGTGTCCAGTGCGGGCTGGCAGCGCGCCACGCCTGGCGGTCACCGATGGCTGCGCTGCGGGGCGCTGACCACTCGATTAGGAGCGTGTCGCCAGGCTCGATCATCTCCCGCAGCGCAGCCGCCCGCCGCTCCGGCACCAGCGGGGTGGCACGCCTATGGGCGGTGCTGGTGATCCAGACCTGCGCCTCAGCCCGCTCCACGCTGGTGGGCTCAATACCGTCATCCACCACGCCAGGGGCCACGCCCCAACCCTCATCCACGGCGGCCACATTCACCGAGTAGCCATAGACCCCGTTACGGCTGCGCAGCAGGAATCTGCTGCCATCCGGAGCCACGATCTCCTCCTGGCCATTGGCGTTGCGGGTGGTCCAGCCCAGCGCCTCACGCCTGGCATCCATGGCCCAGAGCCGAGCGGGGCGCTGGATCTCTCGGATTACCGGCAGATCCTTGCCAGTCAGGAGCACGGTCTGCTCCTCACCGAACCGCTCCCGCTGCTCTATGCGCCACATCAGCAGCAGCCGCAGCAGCGTGGATTTCCCCACCTGGCGCGCGGTGGTCAGGATGACGCTGGCCCAGCAGAGTGAGCCGGTGGCGTCCACCTCCAGCACCCGCACCGCCACCAGCACCTGCCACCAGCGCAGTGGCCGCCCTTCCCGCTCCTCCGCCCACGCCACAAACTCCGCCCCGAGAGATCCCACTGCGTTGGGGTGCGGTGCGGTCATGTAGCGGGGCCAGGTGGCATGGTCGGGCACGTCTCGGTCTAGCCACGGCACATCCCAGAGTGAATCCTCCTGGGTAGCAACGGAATCCAGCGGTTCTGCGCCCCATAGCCCCGAATTGCCTTCTCCTGCAACGGAATTGGCCAGGTCAGCCCCGAGCCGGCCAGGAGGGGGGGAGCCCGCGCCAGAGGTCTCTT